ATGATTGAAAGACCTGCCTTCCTTGGGCCTGCGCTCCTCGGGCCCGCCTTCCTCGGGGTGGACGCCTCCTTGTCGGGGCGGCGCTGGACGGGGCCGAGCGCCCATGACGACCGGCAAGCCGAGGCGCTGGCGCAGGCGACGGGCCTGCCCCCTGCCCTGTGCCGCGTGCTGGCTGCGCGCGACGTCGCGGCCGACGGGGCGGCGGCCTATCTTGCACCTACCCTGCGCGACCTGCTGCCGGACCCGCGGTCCCTGCGCGACATGGAGGCGGCGGCGGCGCGGGTGCTGGCGGCGGTGCGGGGGCGGCAGCGGATCGCAGTCTTTGCCGATTACGACGTGGACGGCGGCGCGTCGGCGGCCCTCCTGCTGGTCTGGCTGCGCGATCTGGGCGTGCGGGCGACGCTCTATGTGCCGGACCGCATCGACGAAGGCTATGGCCCCAACGACGCGGCCATGGCGATGCTGGCGGCGGCCCACGACCTGATCGTCTGCGTCGATTGCGGCACCCTGTCCCATGGCCCCATCGCGGCGGCCACGGGGGCCGACGTGGTCGTGCTGGACCACCATCTGGGGGCCGAGACGCTGCCACCCGCCCTCGCCATCGTGAACCCGAACCGGCAGGACGAGGATGGCACGCTGGGCCACCTGTGCGCCGCTGGCGTCGTGTTCCTGATGCTGGTCGAGGCGAACCGCCAGATGAAGGCGGCCGGTGAGGCTGGCCCGGATCTGATGGGGCTGCTGGATCTGGTGGCATTGGCGACGGTCGCCGACGTGGCCCCGCTGGTGGGCGTCAACCGCGCCTTCGTGCGGCAGGGGCTGGTCGTGATGGGGCGGCGGCAGCGGCCCGGTCTGGTGGCGCTGGCCGACGTGGCGGGGTTGGATCAGGCGCCGACGGCGCATCACCTTGGCTTCATGCTGGGGCCGCGCGTCAATGCGGGGGGCCGCATCGGGGCCGCCGATCTGGGCGCGCGTCTGTTGGCGACCGACGATGCGCACGAGGCGGCGGCGCTGGCTGCGCGCCTCGACCAGTTGAACACCGAACGACGCGAGATCGAGGGTGTGGTGCGCGATGCCGCCATGGCGCAGGCCGAGGCGCGCGGCCTCGACGGCCCGCTGGTCTGGGCCGCTGGTGCGGGCTGGCATCCGGGCGTCGTGGGCATCGTCGCCGCCCGGCTGAAGGAGGCGACCAACCGCCCCGCCATCGTCATCGGCCTCGACAACGGCATCGGAAAGGGGTCCGGACGGTCGGTCGGCGGCATCGACCTTGGCGCAGTGATCCAGCGGGTCGCCGGAGAAGCGCTGCTGGAGAAGGGCGGCGGTCACAAGATGGCCGCTGGCCTGACCGTGAGGGAGGATCTGATTTCCGCCGCAATGGACCGCATCGCCGCCTTGCTGGACCGGCAGGGCGCCGGGGCGCTGGGGCCGCGCGACCTGCGCCTCGATGGTGTGCTGATGCCGGGGGCCGCGACGGTCGATCTGATCGGCCAGATCGATGCGGCGGGTCCCTTCGGCGCGGGCAGCCCTGCCCCGCGCTTTGCCTTTCCCGATTGCCGCATCCTGTTCGCCAAGGTGGTGGGCACCGGGCACCTGAAGGTGACGTTCGGCGACGGTCTAGGGGCCCGGATCGACGCCATCGCCTTCGGCGCGATGGACGGCCCGCTGGGGCCTGCGCTGATGGCGCATGGCGACGCCCGGTTCCATCTCGCGGGCAAGCTGGAGGTCAACGTCTGGCAAGGTCGCCAGAGCCCGCAACTGCGCCTGGAGGATGCGGCGCGGGCCTGATCGGGGGTGGAGGGGGCCGATGCGATTTTTTCGACGAAACCGACGAAAAGCTGCTTGCACCCTCCGCACCCGCTGATTAGAAGCGCGACACAAGCTGTGGCCCGTTCGTCTATCGGTTAGGACACCAGGTTTTCAACCTGGGAAGAGGGGTTCGACTCCCCTACGGGCTGCCACTTATTCATTTTAATGCTTTCCTTTCAATGGGTTGCGATACGCTTGTGTCCAACCCCGCCGTTAGGTTGGACAAGTTTCGTTCCGCTTCTGTGCTGGACAGGCCGACAAACCCACTATCTGCAAGCCGCGAACGATCTGCCTTTTTGGTGTAGGTCGCCCCTTCCTTGTTGGTCTTGTGAGCCATCACAGCACGGATTTCGTCGGGTGACTTGCCAGCGTTCGCCATCAGGGTTGCCAGCGACTTTCGCAGCCCATGCGCTGAACAAAGCGGGTTGCCTGCGGCCTTGCATTGATCCTTGAACCAGTTGCCCAAGGTAGTCGGTTTGTAAGCCAAGCCGTCGCCATGCGTGACGAACAGAAACTGGTCACGCGGCACATAGGCCAGTTCGGCGGCAAGTTCTTCATGTATCGGCAGATCGGCCCCGATTCCTGTCTTGCCACGCCTGTAGGTGATCCGATCACCTTGCACGTTGCGCCAGCCCATTGCGGCCACGTCTTGCCGCGACGCGCCTGTCCAAAGGAACAGCATCATCGCCAGCAAAGCCTTGCTGCCCGTCGCATGGTGTTCCTTAAACCGGGCAATCTCTTGATCAGTCCAAGTGTGATAGCCGTCGGCGTTTTCCTTGCGCCTGTCAGCATATCGGGCCGGGTTGAAGGTGACGCCCATTTCCCGCTTGATCGCAAAATTGAATAGCATGGACAGGTTCTTCTTGACCGTGTTCGCGGCGGTCGGGCCAGACTTCTTGCCCATAAGCGCCTCGACGTGGCCAGTTCCGAATCTCGCATAGGGCAGATCGCCCGCAACGCCGCGCAACCAGTCCAGTTCGCCCCGGATGCTGCGCTTGCGGCTTTCCGACAGGTTCCGATACTTTGGGCTGGCCAGATACTGTTCGATCAGCCAAGCCACGGTGCCTTGGGGCGTTGTGCTGCGGTTCGGTGCCTTCGCCCCTTCAATCGCCGCGTCATAGGCCGCACGGAACGCGACAGAGCCATACGGCCCCGGCAGATAGCAAGTGAACCCCTTACTTCGAAACCGGAAACGGGTTTGGCCGTGCCGATCCACGATCCGGGTCACGCCGGGATAAGGGTTCTTGCGTCGGATCATTTCAGTAGCCTGTCACAAGGGTTGGTCACAGTAGAGGCTTCGGACTCGCCTTGGAAGATGACGTGAGTTCCATCAGGCTTCACTTCAACTCTGCCGCCGTCATTGCCAGCGGCTTTCATCGCCTTGAGATAGCGAGTCAGTTCAGACTGTTTCAGAAGAGCGGGACGGTTTGCCATCACATACCTTTAGAGGTTGAAAAGTTGATATTGCCGGGTCGGGGCGCAGAGGCGCGGCGGATACGGGTTTCCAGATCGGCGAGGGCGTTCGCCATTTCGGCGTCGCTGCCATATTCAACCCGCTTGCCCTCAAACATGACGACTCGTGTTGCACTTGCGCGCGCCCTGATCAGGGCGTCGCGCAGGGTTTCCAGTTCGCTCGGGTCGATAGCCATCAGCCGTTCCGATACCAACCGCGATGGTCGATCCATGCAGCGCCAAAGTCCAAGCGGACCTTGATCATCATGGCGTCAACCTCGAAGGCGACGGTCGTTTCCACCTGCGGGCCGGGCGCGCCTTCAAGATAGGCGTATTCCAGACCGTCGATACTCGCGGGGTCCGCTGCCAGATACCATTGCGTTGCGGTGGTCAGGCGGGGTTCCACCAGAAGCGACAGCTTGGCAAAGGGGTTGACGTCCGCCACGGCAGTTGCTGCCAGCGTGGTCAGCAACTGTTCGCCAATGGTTTCATATTCGGGCGGCACGATCAGATAGCGGGGGGCGGCATTGATCGGCATACCGTTCGCCGAAGTCTGTTTGCGCATCCGAACCCGCCCGGCGTTCAAGCTGGCGACGCTTGGCGCGGACGCGGCGTCAAGGTTGCCGTGGCCAGCCACAAACACCGCCAGACCGTCACCCATGATCGGGTTGCTGGTCAGGGCCGTGACAAGCTGCGCGTTCTCGAATTCGCGCGACGCGATGCCCATGCGGCGGGAAAAGTCCGCCAGCGCGCCCAGATCATCATTGATCCACATTTGCCGCGTGTAGGGGATGATGTTGCCGAAGGTGGCCAGCGTATTGGTGTTGGCGGATTCGGCAACCGAACCCATCGGATATTCGCCGCCTTCAAGCACCCGGCGAAGGGCCGGGGCGTCACCAAGCATATACTTGGTCTGCACTTTGAAGTTCGGATACTGCGTCTGGCGCGCGGCGGGGCGCAGACCGGACGGGGCAGCATCATAGGCGGTCCGCAAGCTGCGCCCGGCGCTATCGCCAAGGATGCCCGCCAGATCGCCCGTGACCATGCTGCCCGCGCGGGTGAACACCTGACTGTCAGACAGCCCCTGCACCGCAATGCCGTGGCGCTTAGCGACTTCGCGGACCACATCGGGCATCCGCAAGTTCGCATACTGGCGCGCTGCGGCAGACAGTTCATAGCCTGGGTTCATCCGGGCGTGGATCGCCTCGCCCATGCGGGAAGTGAACACCGCCGGGTCGTTGTGATCAAAGGTGATCTGCGCCGTGGTGCGGGTTCGGGTTTGTGCCTGGCGTTGCGCCATCGCGGCCCAAGCCAGTTCGCGGGCCGCTTCCGGCGTCGCCTCGGCGTCGATCTGCCCGTCGGTCCAAGCCCGGTCCAGCCCCGCCAGTTCGGCGATGCTGCGAATTTCGGTGTTCATTTCAGCGCGGGTTTGCACCTGCACATCAAGTTCGGTGGTCGGCATGGTGACTTCTCCATTTCTGAAATATGCGCCGGGATCGGCGGGAACGGGAACGATGGACACCTCAATCGGCGTCCACTTGGTCGCGGTGCGAACCCGCTTGGTGCCGTCTTTGGCCTCGCGGGTCTGCTCAACGGTGTAGCCAATCGACAGCCCGCGCAGGGTGCCGTTGGCAACGTCAGTCATTACGGCTTGCGCCGGGGTGGATTCGCGGAACCGGATCACCACAAGCAAACCTTCGTGCGTCATGCGCGCCGCCTCGATCACGCCCAACTGATCGCGGGTCGTGTCGCGGCGGTGCCCGTCCAGCACCGGGGCACCGACAAGCCGCGCCAGATCGACGCCGCGCAGGTCAAGCACTTCGGTAAAGCCGGGGCGGGCAACCGCCGCCCCGGTCGATACGATTGCTTCAATCGTGCGGGCTTCTGCGTTGAAGGTGGCGGGGCGCATGTTTGCCGCCCGAAGGTGAATGGTCATGGTATCGGTTCCCGGTTCTTAGCGGATCGTGCCGTCACACAGCACCTGCCCCGCCGTGTCCGCCGCAAGGGCAGCGGCAAAGGCGGCACCGATGATCTTGTTGCTGGCAACGGTCGTGGTGACGGCGCGCGCGGCGTTGTCCCAATAAAGCGTCTGGCCAAGGGTCCATGCCTGCGCGGCGGTTTTAGTCAGGGTGAACACGCCTTGGCGCACAAGCACCACGTCGGCACCGGATGCAGCGGCACCTTGCGCCACACCGATGATCGAACCAACTTGCGCCACCTGCCCCGAAGTCAGGGCAAAAGGCGCGGGCAGCGTGACGTTGTTGCCAGAGAAAAGGGAATTTCGCATTTCAGACTCCTGTAGGTTTGGTTGCGCGGGCGAAGGTGTCCGCCGCGATTTCTTCGTCCAGTTCTTCGATATCGCGGCCACGGCCTGCGACCACTTCGGCGCGCGATTTCAAACCCGCCTCAATCGCGCGGATATCGGAATTCGCCTCTTTCAGCGGGTCCACCCATTGCCAGCCGGGGGCAACGAATTTGACGGCGCGATAGTCGGCCAATTCGGATTCACTGGTGCCGAATTCACCCGCCAATGCCTTGGCGTCGATCCAGCGCCGCCAGAGGGGGCGCAGCAACTGCGCCTCAATCAACGTCTTTTGCAGCATTTCCGCGCGACGGCGGAATTCCAGCAAGCCGACACGGGCACTTGAATAATTCGTGCCCGACAGATCGCCCGTCACCTGTTCATAGGTCAGCCCAACACCGACGGCGATTTCGCGTTGCTGGCCTTTCACGAATTCCACGGCCTGCGACAGTCCCTGTCCGGGCTGCGAGAATTCCACTTCGGACCCATAGGGCAGAACCCGCATAGCGCCTGGCTCAAGGCTTACGTTCACGCTGCCGTCGGTGGATTCGAACCCCGCCGTGCCGCCTTCCGCGTCGCGCACAAAGCCCGTCATCAGGCTTTGAACCTTGAGCGTCATCAGCATGGCGTCGGACGCCGCATCAAAGTCCGCCAGCTTCAGCAGCACCGGGGCAAGCCAAGAAATGCCGCGCACCTGTCCGGGGAAAAGCTGGTCAAAGACGTGCAGCACTTCGCGCGACGGAACCCGCACCGCCTGCCCAATCAACCCGAACGGGGTTCCGGGGGCATCGGGCAGAATGTGATAGGCGACGATCCGGTCGCTTGCGTCGAATTCAACCCCAGCAACGATCCGCCCGCCGTCGCCAAGGTCGCGGGTCAGCGACGGGTCAATCTGGTCGGCGGGCAGCGCCAAGGAACCAAACGCCGCCCGCCTATCCTCTCCCGGATCACCCGAAACAGTAAAGGTTCTCACAAAGGCTTCGCCGTCGCGCACCAGGGCGCGCACCGCGACTGGCAACAAGGCCAGCATCTGCCCTTCAAATTCGTTATTCAGCGCACGCCGGATTGCAGGGTCCGAGTGCTGCGAAAGCGCCTGCCAGCCCTTGCCCGCCAGCGCCGCAAGCCACGTCTCCACGATCCGCGCCGCCGTCGGGTTGTTCATGGACAACGCCGCTGCACGGGCCTTGGCTGGCGCGCGGGCCGCAAGGATCGACGCTTGCGGCGCGTTCATCATGGGCGAACCCTGCCAACGCCGCCCACCGCCGCCAGCTTCAATCTGGCGTTTGTGCACCGGCCCCGTAATCCGGGTCAAAAGGCGGGCTAGGGCGTTCAATCGGGAATCTCCGAATAGTCGCTGCCTTCGGGAAGGCCAAGAGCATCGGCCCGCTCGCGAACAAACTTGGCCGCGCGGGTCACGTTAACCAGAAAGATACGAATGATTTCCTTGCGTTGCCCTGTAATCGAATCGGTTCGGCGTTCGTCAAGCCACGCCGGAAGCCGCTCAAGTTCGCAGGCAATCCATTCGGAACTGCGCAAGATTTCGCCATCTTGCTCGGGTTCTTTGTACACGACGACACCAAGATAACAGTCAGACGGTACGACCTTGTTAAGCGGGTGCCGGGGGAACTTGGAGAGTGCGTTAAAGATCATCTTTGTTGCATAGGTCGGACCCAAGCCCGCCATCGCAGTGACGTCGCGCCCTTCACCACCGAGGAGGTCAAGCAAGACCCGCAAGCGGAACGCTTGGTCCAGCGTGTAGTTCGAACCACCCCAATCTCGGCCCACAACGAACGGAAGCTGGTCACGCTGGTTCAAGACCTTAAAGCGGGTCAAGTCGATGTCGGCACAGTAGAGGAAAGCAGCGCGTTTCATGTCATCACCATTTGGGTATCACTCGATTCCCAATCTGCGCAGGCCTCGTAGGGGGTGTCAAGTGATACCTCACTCGCTTCGTATCGCCGGAATGAAATTCTAACCTTACCAAAGCCGTCAGAACTGAGCTTTTGGGCCACTCAACTGAAATCCTATGGGGGCGGGGCGGAGAGCAAACGAACGAGTTTAAGAAGAAAGGGATCGCACTTGTCACTGATTCGAGTTGCAACCGCGACAGGCTTCTTGCATGTTCTGAAAAAGTTTGATCCGCGGGAGCTAGATTGTGGCAGTTTCACCAAAAGGACTGAGCATTCAGTCGCTGTATCGGGACTATAGAAGTGGGTCATTGGTTGTAAATCGACAGTATCAAAGAAAACTGGTCTGGACTGTGGATGAAAAAAAGCGGTTAATTGAAAGCATATTGCTCAACTACCCCATTCCGCTTATTCTTCTTGCAGAGAAAAAGGCTGAAGGACCAGATGGGCAGGACACCATTGAAGTCATTGATGGAATGCAACGCTTAAATGCGATATTTAGCTTCATTGAACATGGGTTTACGGTCAATGATTTGTGCTTTGATGTGAACGAATTCGCGCGCGCCCGACAGGCAAATGAAGAAGGCCTCTTCAATATATTTGGCATGGATGTAAAGAGACTTAGTCCAAAAATCTGCTCGGACTTTCTTGACTACCAGATGGCTGTGACGTCGTTTTCTGGGGAAGATGATAAGCGCATCACTGATATCTTTGGTCGAATTAACTCTGGTGGTAAGCAGCTCAGCGATCAGGAACGCAGACAAGCTGGTGTTCTGTCCGAATTTGCAGAACTTGTTCGTGAGCTTGGCGCTGAGCTGAGGGGCGATGTGTCGAAGGAGCGATTGGCTCTTCACGACATGCCAGAAATAAGTATTGAAAACCAAAAGAATCCTCATGGCTATAACTTAAAGGCAGAAGAAATTTTCTGGTGTCAGCAAGGCATCTTGAGAACTGGCGATCTTCGCGACAGCGACGACGAAGAAATGATCATTGATATCTGCGCCTCAATTCTTTTAAGTGGCCCTGTCGATGGTACGCGGGTGTATCGTGATAATCTGTACAATGTGGATCATGCGGATGCAAAAGACATCGCAAAACGCTTGACTGCTTATGGAAAGGAGAAAATTGCTGCTGAGGTGAAATTGGTTTTTTCCGCCTTGCGCACTGTAGTAGAGGAAAGCAATGGCGAAACTAATCACTTTAGGAAAGTTGTTTATCCAACTGCTACTTCAAATGCTCAGAAATCGCCCTTTTATGCCGTCTTTATGACTTTCTTTGATTTAATAATTAAGGAAAGTATGTTTCCAGATGACTCAAAGAAAATTATGTCGTGCCTCAACAACTTGACCAACAAAATTGAAGTTGGCCAAAAACAAACCAAAGCAGAAGACAGAAGGACGAACATAAATATCTCTAAAGGACTCGTGAGAGATCAATTTGTCAAGAAGGATATGGCGGCATTTCAGCATGGACCTGGGGTCATACTTGATTTCGAGAATTCCATAAGTAGAGCGAAGACGGAAACTTCTCGATATGAATTCAAGCAGGGCTTCCTAAGACTTGATGATAGTCGGAAAATGGATGAAAATATCCTTAAGACAATAATTGAAACAGTTTGTGCGATAGCAAATGTGGGGCCAGATGCGAATGGTTATCTTTACATCGGCATTGCTGATAAGGATACGCACGCAACAAGGATAGCAGAACTTGATGGTGTGGTGCCAGTTAGGGTCCGCCATGTGAACGTGGTAGGAGTTGAAAGAGAAGCTACTATCTTGGGAAAGAGCCTTGATGACTATGTTCGGCTGCTGACAGATCATATTGGCCAATCAGGATTAATGGAACCCTTGAAGACAATGATGGCTACTTCTATAGATTCGATAACTTACAAGGGGCTGGAAATCATTAGAGTTCGAATACCAGCACAAACGAACATGAGCTTTTTAGGAGATGATGCATTCTTTAGAACCGGCTCTGAAACTAAGAAGGCCACAGGTCCACAAATTGCTGCGATCGCAGAAAAATTCCGGTAATCGAATTTTTGCCTTGGGTCCACTTTTCTTTCACCACTGCATCCAGCTTGATGCCAGCACCGGGGCGGGCTTCGGCGCGGGCGCGGCTTCGGTCGAAAGGTCGGCCCGACGCTGGTCATAGTCCAAATTAACCAATGCCCGCGCCGCGAAAGCATAGACCACACAGTCAAGCGCCTCTGCCCGCCGCCCCGGAATCCGAACGAAGCTGCGCGTCGGTTGGCCACGGGTGTAGCGCACCACAGACCGTTCGGACGCCAGTTGTTCAAACCAGACCGGGGGCAGATCGGCAGAAAACCGAAAGCTGCCCGCCTGCGCCAGCCGCCCGAACAATTGCAGTTTCACTGTGTCCACGCCAATGATCCACAGGCGCGCGCCCGTCTTGGTGGTCGATCCTGCTCGTTCGATCATCGGGCGATTACCGGGCGCGCCCTTGATCGCCATCACCTTGCGCCGCGTCCGGGGCGTGGCAAAGGCGGTGACGTGGTGCATGGACACGCCATCGCCCGCGTCAATCGCGCAGGCGTCCACCCCGATCTTGCCGCCAAGCGCATGGGGAAAGCGGGAACCGATCAGCCCGTCCAGTTCGACCCATGTTTCTTCGGCGTCATATTGTCCCCAGATCACCCGATGCCCCAGCACCAACGTCACGCCGCTTTCGGTCCAGCCCAGATAGGTGACTTCTAAGCGGTCGTGCTGCACGTCCACCCCAACCGTCAAGGCCAGCACTTCGGCGGGAATGACAGCAAGCCCAAAGGGCTCGGCGCGACCCATCAGCTCATCTTCGGCCAGTTCATCCCCGGCGCTGCGCCAGCCTTGGCCAAGGATCGTGTTCACAAAGGTTTGCAGCATGGTCGGATCGTCTTTAGCCTGGACGAATTCCACCGCCAGTTTGCCCCAAGCCGCGTTCGTGTGCAGCGATATCAGGGCGTTCATTCGGAACCCGGCGTGGCCCTGCACTTCGGGCCGGGTAGCGCGCCACTGGCCAGCCGCGACCATATCGGTCTTATGCCGTTCTGATACCTCTGCGGCGCAATGCGGGCAACGCCAGCGGGCCGTTTCGGGCGCGCCTTCATCCCAGATGATATCGGGCCACATAAGTTCACTCATGGCCCCGCAATCGGGGCAAGGCACCTCATAAATCCGGGCGTCGGACTGCGCATAGGCGCGCAGGACGTGCGAGGTTTCTTCATGCACGGGCGTCGATCCAAGCACGATCTTACGGTCGGGAAACGACATGGTGCGGCGTTCGGCCAACAGGATCGGCGACCCTTCGGCGGTTGCTTCCATGCCGTCCGCCTCATCCATGAACAGGACCCGGACGTTGTGGCGGCGCAGGTTGCGGGGTGCCTTTGCCGCGACCACTTTCAACGATCCGCCGGGGAAGCGGCGCGACAGAAGGGTGTTGCGCCCGGATTCGTCCTGTTCATCGGACAGGGCAGCGGCAAGCGCCGGGGATGCCCCGAAGATCGGTTCGATATCGGACACCATGTAGTCGCGGCAATCGGCCTCTGCGGGCAGAAGGCAAAGGATCGGCGCAGGTTCATTGGCGACGAAAGACGCAAGCGCGCTGGTCAAGAGCGTGGTGAATCCGACCCGGACGGGCTTCACCAGAGTCACCCGTTCGATTTCGGCGTCGCCTATGGCGTCGGCAATCTCGCGTTGAAAAGGCCAAAGGCGCACCGGGCCGGGCAAGGCGGACACGCCATCGGGCAGCACGATTTCGCGCTCGATCCAGTCCGACAGGCGTAGGCGCGGCGGGGGGATCAGGGCGCGCAGCGCCTGTCTGGTGATCTGGTCAAGCGTCGGCATTGCCAAGTTCCTGCAAGGCGTCGCGCAATTCGCGGTCGATCATGGTCACGTCGCTGGTGGTCAGGTGCTGCATGGATTGGCGCAGCCGGGAAGGCACCGCCAGAAGCCGGGAACGCAGGGCGCGCAGGGTATCGGCCCAAGCCCGTTCCACCTCGCTTGCCGGGACGTATTCGCCGCGCAGTACGGCGTTTTTCAGGGCCTGCGCGTCGGCCTGTTCCCGTGCCAGCCGCGCCCGCTCGCTGGTCAGGTTCAGCACCTGTTCTTCGCCGCCGCGCCCGCTTGCCGTCTCGCGCAGGCTGGCGATGTAGCGTCGCGCGCTTTCCTCAAGGTCATAGGCATCATGGCCTAGACGAACCACGATATCGCGTTTGCCAAGGGCCGTCAGCATCCCCGGCGTGATGCCGAACAGGTCGCAAAGGTCAGAACCGCCAATGCGATGGACAGGCTTGTCGCCCCCAAGCCCCGGCAATTCCGACATGATCCGCATCTTTTAACCCCTTGTAAAGTATTGCATAGCTTCAAGCATCGCGCCTCTGCCCCCCGTATAGGTCGGGGCTGGCAAGGACCCGCGAAGGTCACGCGCTGCCCGCTGGTCTGGCGCAGGCAAGGGCATGGTCCGCCTCCGAAGGCAGGGTGCAGACCCGTTCGGCGGCGCTGGTGCAGCAATGCGCTGCCATCCGCCCGCCGAAGGCCAGCGTCATGGCGCTGATCACCTCGGCATGGGCACCGGCGATGATGCTATCCCAAGGCATCCCGCTTTCGCGCATCAGCGCCATGCACTCGCGGATGCAGGACGCGGCCTTTTCGGCAACCGCCTCTTTCGATTCAATGCGCTCTTGGCGTTCTTCATCAAACAT